TTTTCCTTTTGTCCCTTGACTTCAAGGTACTTGTCGATCCTGTCGTCGATCTCTGCCCGTGTGCTTGACCAGAACTCTTCCTCAGGACGCTTTATTATGTCGCAGTAAAACGCTCTCAAATGTCCGTAACCCGTATAGTAGTTGTGTTCCTCATCGTTTCCCGCAGCCGCCCTGCTTTTGCTGAAGCTTTCGGATATTGCTATCATAAGCTCCAAGCGAATGCGGGGCAGGTCGCATATACCGACCGCCGCCCCCAGCTCAGACAGCAGCGGCTTGACTGCTGTAAAATCCCTGTTAGAAACACATTCACGGTTTTCGGGCAGGTCACAGAATCCTGCTCTTAAAAGCTGTAAGCAGTCTTCGATCTGCCACTTGTCATACTCTGTCTGAAGTATTTTTTCAATGCTTTTATACTCCACTTCAAGGTAAAGCAACGCGTTAAGAGAGAACCTGATCTTAAACTCTCTCCCCCCGATATGTACAACACTTGACTTTCTTATAAGACTGCTTAACATAAAACCAAACCCCTTTTTAATAGTGTGAAGAGTGAAGTGTGATAAGAATTTTTTGAAAATTTGCAAATTCTTTCAAAGTCATCCTTGCGAATGACCGCTTTGCCGCCGCAAAGCACACCTCACGCGATCCGCTTGCGGCGGCTCACCTTTCCTGCTCAGACTACAACCGTTGCTGTGATAGTCTTTGTTGCTGTGACTCCGTTAGCGTCCTTAGCAACGATTTTAAAATAATAAACGGTGTCACTTACAACAGTTACTTCCCTTGTAGCAGTGGTGTCGCTGCTGTCCTCAGCAACGGCAGTCCAGCTGTCGCTTCCCTGCGCTTTAAGATAATAGCTGTACTTGTAAGGAGCAGTGCCGTCCGATGCGCTTCCGATGAATGTAACAGTACTTCCGCTGTTAATAGTGCCGCCGTCAAGTACAGGCAAACTATTAACTGTTATTGCGGAATTCGTGTTATACAAACCACCTGTTCCAACGAAATCTCCTACTGTGAACCAGTTCTCTATAAATGCCGCGCCTTCCTCAGTGTTGGGATTAACACCCTTTGCTTCATAGATTTTACCCGTCAGGTTCTCGTTAGTGGAGAAGGTATTGAAGAAAGTAAACGGAACAGAGATAGTAGAGAACGTAGCCTGTCCCGACTCATTCACCTGATCTACAGTTTTTTCGTATGGTGAGAACTTGCACCTGAGGAACTTGTACAGGTTAATGAGCCCTTCTTCGCTATCAGTATCAGTAATAAACGCAAGTCGTACATAAGGCGCAATATCCCTGTTGCCCACATTGGTAATATTGATAACAGAATTATTCAGAATCACACCGCCTGCAGTATTCCCGAGAATCATTGACCTTTCGCCCGGTGTCAGCTCCGCCAGTCCCAGCGTACCCTGTCCGTTGGGAATACCGGTATACGAACCTACCGTAACACCGTCGGAGTTCACGAACTGCGTATTAGCGTTAAGCGACCAGGACGCGGACTTTGCGCGTTCCCCGAAAGCGTAAGCCTTACCGCACTGTTCAGTCTTGCTGTTTGTAAACGGCCATACTACAATATTTCTGACATTCACGTCATGATTTACAAGAACATTCATTATAATTTCCCCTTTTTTTCAATCAGGAATCAGGGATTATTATCACAAACAATACCTTTTTCCCTTCCGTAATTCACTATTCATTATTCATTGTTCACTATTCACTAAAACAAATTCCAGGTCTCTTCTGAACTCTTTCGGGAATAGTTCATCCTCAGCATATCTGCATCCGCTGTAGCGGATCCTTCTGCTTTCAAGCAAGGCGATAACGCTTTCCTTGACATTATCCACAGCTGTTTCGGAGAATCCCATAACAGATACGGTAATGTAACAGTACCTTGCCGCTAAGGACCCGTCATTCCTTGCCGCTGTAATTTCATAAGCTGAGATCACAGCGAGCACATCCGGCTTGTCGCCCTTGCCAAACTCGGGCATTTTAGTGTAGACGTCCACCCCGGCTCCCGCCAGTATGTCCGCCACGGTTTTTACTGCATTCACGTCATCGCCTTCTTCTGAACCGCTTCGACCTTTCTGATGATAAGGTCAGAAGCTTCAATTTTTTTGTTGTCAAATCCTCTGCGTATATGGGGCTGAGGCTGTATAGGTCCTTTTCTTTGTTTCATAAAAGCGGTTTTACCGGTTTTGGTTGCGTAATGCCACCATCTGTATTCGCTTTGCCGTGTTGACGAAGACTGCCCGGGACGCCCATGTTCAAAGATAAGCCCTATCACAGGCCAGTCACCGGATCTGAAATCCCTGTACCCGACTTTTATAGATAGCTTGCCGTTTTTTTGCAGTTCTATCCCGCCCGCTGATATCCACTCAGGCAGTACATGACAGATAGGCGCGGCAAGCCTTTTCATCTCAGCTGCGATAATTTTACCGCCCTCGTTGAGACCTTCGGCAACAGCCTGCCTTACTTCCTGTTTGCATAAGTCCAGATCTTTGATAAACGAAGCAATATCAGGCTCTTCCATAGTAAAAACATCATCCGCCATATCATCACGCACCTTTTTATTAATGTGGAATTTGAAAAGTGGAATCAGCTTCGCAGCCAAAAGCATAACCCCCGAGCCTCCACAGCTCTGAGCTCTGAGCCCTTAGCTCTGAGCTATCCGCTATTCACTAAGACGAGCTTGACGAGCAGTTCATTAAGAGAAGTCCCGACGGAGTCTATCCTGTAATCACTGCCGTCATTAAGAACGACATGAGTAGGAGAAAGACTGCCGAACTCAGCCCGCCACATATGGAGAGTTTTGTCAACGCTCATTCCTGCCGCTCCGAGCCGTGAACGGAAAGAAGCGGAAACTTCCTCAAGATGTCCCCATACGGCAGCTTCGGCTTGTACTTCATACCCGCCGCCGTATCCCCCTTCCGGGACTCTGCGCTGAAGGATAACACGGTCATTCATTTCCATTGTTAACATCCTCCCAGTATTTGTCGCTGGCGTACTCCTGAGCGAGAGCCATAGCAGTGGCTAAAGCCTCATAATGCGTATACCAGGCGTCGCCTTTGCCGAGATAGTCGTAATTCCACTTGCAGTACAGTTCAACGGCACGTATAACAAGCTTTTCGGTGCTTGTAACCGCCGCTTCAACGCCCCTGCGCCTGAGATCATCGACCCCCGCCGCAATATTTTCAGCTATGTCCTCGTCCAGACTGTCATTTGAAATTCTGAGAGCCTGTTTGATCCTTTCCAGCATAGAGAAACCGCCTTTCCCGTTTATAGTTTAAGACCCTATGATCACGAAGCTTTCGGCAGAGCAATACGCATAATACCCTTAGGTACTACCATATCAACACCGAATGAAGCCACACCACGAACAGAGAGTAAGCCCTCAGCGAACTTGTAATCTTCGGAAACAGAAACCTTCATGCCGCCGAAAAGATCAAGCTTGATGTTTGAGGGGTTGCCGTAGAACATGGTAGGTTTGGTCGCAGTTGTAGAACTGTTAGTCGAACCCGTAAGCGCATCAGCGTCCGGAAGGATACAGTATTTCACACTTAGTCCGCCGTCTTTAATGATACCCGTGTTGGGGTTGGCTGTGTCGGGAGTGACCTCATAGACTGCCTTTTTCTCGTTTGTACCTCTTACATCGCCGAAAGCGATAAGATCAGCCTTGTTGAGGAAAAGCACAGCATTGCCGTCAACAATAGAGTCCGCACTGTAACCCAGCGCGATCTTGCGCAGAGTGTCCGCCCCGATAGCCGTCATAGTGATCTCATCCGCAAGAGCGGAAGCGTATACAGCATCCTTGATCTTTTCAGCCGCCTTTTTGCGCAGTGCCTTGCGTACTGCCGCAATTACTTTGGTTTCGTAGTCAAGCGGCGACTGGTTTCTGATCTGTTCACCCACATACGCCATAAGTCCCCATACAGACGGTGTAATGGTAACATAGTTGAATGTAGGCTCTGATGCAGTCGGTGCCACGCCCTCAGTCACGGCAGAAGCGGAAGACTCGGTAACCTGATAAGCCACATTGTCTGCGCTCATACCCGTACAATCCTCAACCGTTACCATGTCAACGATAGAGGAAACCACGCCGGGGATGTCATTGATACCACTTACCTTGGTAGGTGTAGCGATATGCCCGCCGTTCAGGATAAGCGCACGCTGTTCAGCTCCGGAAATAACGATCTTTCCCCTTTCCACAAGCTCCTGAGCGCGCTTTTTGCGTTCTTCAAGATCGATCTCCGCCTTGCTTTCGGGCAGATGTGCCATAGAACGCTTCATAGCGCGGTTCATCTGTGGTTCGTCACCGTAATTCTCTCCACCGCCTTCAACAGGCTCACCCTCTACTCCCTGAGCGATCAGAGCAAGCAGATTATTTCTTGCCTGCGCCTTAGACTCAAGATCTCTCTTTTCTTCAAGAAGTTCGTTGGCTTCTCTTGTGAGAGCGTCAATATCAGCACCCTCATTCTCCATTTCATTCTGAATTTCTTTCAAACGTGCGATAATTTCCGCAAGTGTTCTCATTGTTTTTTCGTCCTTTCTCATGTCATAAATTGTCTGTATTCGTACAAAATACAGGCGAACTCCCCGCCTGCGCCCCGGTCACTCCGCCGAAAGGCTTTTTTAATGAATAATTAATAATTAATAATGAATAATGTTTGTCGACTCTGAGCCCATCCGCTAAGTGTCATTTTTTAGCCGTCCCGGCTTCACTATTCACTATTCACTATTCACTATTCACTATTCATTATTCACTAAGTGCTAACATCAGCTTAAGCGCAAGCCTTTTCTTAGCGGCTTCTCTGACCTTAGCCCGTACAAACTCCATCTGCGCTGTAATAAACGAGCGTGTACCTATGGATGTCGTATCATTTGCGGGCAGCGACACTGCCGAAACGTCATATATTTTTCGTATGTTCTTGTAAGTGATCAACCGCTGTTCAGGGTCATAATCAACTTCTCCGGGCAGAAAAGCCCAGGACATTTTAGTGACCATGCCGGTAGATATGTCGCTGTACAGCCCCCTCGAAGCATCGGTTTTTGACAGATCAGCCGCCATAAATAAACCGCTGTCACTGACTTCAACGATAAGCGTTTTGTTGCTCATCCTTGCCAAAACTCTGCCGCAGTGATCATATTGCATGATAACATCAGACATATCGGTATTTCTGAAATTCTCTTTTTGAAACTGTTCATAGATCGGACCGTCATCAAAATCAAACAGTATATATCTTTCGTAGTTTGCGGCAAAGCCTTCAACGTAGAAGTCACTGTTTATCCTCTTCTTGTTCTGTTCCTGCTGAGTCAGTACCGGCATCTGCCTGTACTGCCTTTCCTGCTTTATCGGCATTATCCTCATCTCCTGTTCTGAGGGCTTCACTTTCGCCCTCATCAGCATTTTTATACTCGCCTCTTATGTAACGTATGTCACCGCCCTCGACCGGTGCCATATTGAATACTTCACGGGCTTCGTTAATGGACAGTCCGCCTCTGTCGCCGAATTCTTTTACAAAGCTTATTTTGTCAGCAATTGAAGCATATTGCAGACGATTGGAACTGAAAAACACCTGATTCCCGTAAGCCTTCTGATTGTCCGTGAATAGCATATCGGTATGTACAAGCGACAGTTCCAGCGCAAAGGGCTCAATTTTGCCCTCATAAAAAGCGTTCCATTCATCGGGGCTAAAACTGTTCTGTAATATTTTCTCGTTGACTCCGAAATAATTGAACACGTTCTGTTTGATCTGATCCATCTGCGCCGCATCAATGGCCACAGGTTTTGACTCTATCTGCTTTACATCCTGATATTTGCTGTCAATTACCATAGCCCCGCCGTTGTTAGCCGAGCCGAGATAGAAGTTGTTGAAGTAATCTCTTTCCTTTTCAACATCCTTAGGCTTGAGCGGCTGTACAAGCTTTGCAATAAATCGTATTGTTGCGGAATTTTTTATACCTTCAATGATACCTTGATTCTGAACGTTTATAAGCTCAAGAGTTGATCTAAAAGCCTTGTTGTTCTCGCCCCAGAGTTCGTCCTTGAACTGGAACTGGTTCAGTATCCCGCATTTTTCAAGCTCAATTGCAAAATAATTGTCATTGTCAAGCCGGTATCTTATGTACACTTCCCCCTGATATTCCCTCAGCTCAATTTTTGAGGTAATAAGAGGATAGAAGCCCTCGATCTGCCCGAGCCTGTTTTCTATTGGCGCAATAACGGCATTGTTTTCCACAGCATAAGCTGTAGCCAGCCTGTACAGGTACTTTTTTGTATCCATGATACTATTCGGCTGAAACTGTAAACGCCTCTCTAATGCCCTGTTACCGGGCGCATTGCCCGCAATTTCGGGCTTGAGTTTTGAAGCGTGTACAGCAAAGGCATGGACCGCCGCCCTTGTCAGCTCCATCTCATAGATACCGCCGCTGAAGCTGCTGAATGCAGGAGAATAAGCAGAAAACAAGCTGAAATACTCCCCGAGTGCCTTTTCAATTTTCTTTTCCTTCCTCGAAAACAGCCCCATCACAACCACCTTTTTTAATGAATAATTAATAATGAATAATGAATAATGTTTATCTGCTCCGAGTTCCACGTTGTCATCCTGCCATCGTTGTCATCCCGAGCGAAGCGAGGGATCTTTATCACGAAAGCGGCCTGATACGCCATGCTTTGAGCTTTGAACTAAAAGCTAATTGCTGCGAAGCCCTATTCATTAAGATAAATAAACTTGTCCTTGTTGTCCTGTAGGACTATGTAACCGCAGATAAGAGCGACACTGCCGTCAATTCTCTGAGTCCTGTCGGTTTTCTTTACAGGCTGAATATTGCCGTTAATGTCCGTCTTGACTTCGGTGTTGAATAAACACCATTTGTCTATCGGATTGTTGTCATATATAACATTTCCCTCAGCAAAATCCGCCGCAAGATCCTTCATGGGTCTTGACATTGTATACACACCCTGACGTACCGGTATCATGCACTTATCACCGAATTCTGCACGAAACTGCGCAAGTAAAGTGTCGTCGATATGCCACGGGTCATATCCGATGTAAAGCGTGTAGATGTCGTATTCATCCCTCAGCTCCGTGAACCATTCAAGGAAAATACGCTTGTCGCACTTGCGCCCGGGGCAGGTACGAAGATAACCTTGCTCTATCCAAAGATCATACGGCACCTTGTCACGTCCTTCACGGCTGCCCCTGCGCTGCTGCTCTTCAATGACCGCTTCCGGTATCCAGTACATGGCTTTGACGTAGATGTGTGGATCATCAGGACGCATGAACATAACCTTGGCAGCATTAAGATCAACACTGTCTGCTGCGTCGAATCCGCCTACACCATAGCCAAAATCTTGGATATCAAAGGTCTGATTGTTGTTGAATACTTCGTAAGGCATCCACCCAGATACAGAAGTCTGAGGTATGTTGAAGTCTTTTACAAGCACAGTCGGCTTGAACGTCGGATCGTCAAGAGCCTTGCTGACATAGCCCTTGAGTGCTTCAAAGGATTTTACGGTCCCTAGCCCGGGATTAGCCTTTATCCAGGCATTTTCATCCGTCCACTCTTTCGGGTCATCCAGTTCATATATAAGCGGCAGAAACCTCTCGTTTTTCTCTTCAAGTTCGCCGTAAAGAAGCTTTTTTGAGTAAGCGTACTGCGCATCAAAAATGCCCTCACGGATAAATCCATTGGTAGTGATAGTAAACATAAGAGGCTGCTGCCTTGCTGACATAGACTGTTTGACGAGATCGTAAATATCACGGTTTTTTATAGCCGCAAGCTCATCCACACACCCGAAATGAGTGTTCAGACCGTCAAGACCGTTGCTGTTGGAGCTGAGAGCCTTGATAAAGCCCATATTACCCTCACAATAAAGATCAGCCGCTCTTTTTCTTGTGTAACGAGATAACATAGGCGACTGTCTTTGCATGTTAAGACAGGCTGTAAAAGCCTTTTTAGCCTGATCGAGTTTTGTTGCAACGTTGTATATTTCCGGTGCGCCCTCGCCGTCGCATATAAGCATATAAAGCTCAATCGCCGCTGTTTCGGTAGTCTTTCCGTTTTTACGTCCTTCGATTATAAGCACTTCCTGAAACTGCCTGAGATCATCGTCGTCCACGAACCCGAAAATGGCTTCAAGACGCGCTTTCTGGAACAGCTCCAGCGTCAGCGGCTGCCCGAGCCGTCCGTCAGGCTTGCAGCAGAAGGATTCAATGAACTCTATAGGTCTTCGGGCAAGATTGCGGTCAAAATGAAACCTGCCGGGTTTCCGGAACTCCGTAAGCAGCATTTCCGCCGCCTTTTTAAGCTTTTCACAGGCGACGATCCGCCCGTCATAAACGGCGGTAAAATATATTTCAAAATCAGTCATTTGTCGCTACCCCGTCATTAATACCCCTGTTCCAGTAGGAGCGAGCCATTACAGAAGCTGCCCGGGCACTTTCCCCGAAAGCGGATACCATCCTGTGACAGCCTTTGCAGTAAACGGTTGAAACGAACCCGGGCACACCAACATAATTTCTTCCCGGTATAGTGCCTTGTATAGCCTCACCTTCGCAGTAAAAACAATTTTTAAGCTCTTTGACTTCTTTTTCAACCTTGTCAATAACCTTTTCACTTTTCAACCGTCTCACCCCTTTTTTAATGAATAATTAATAATGAATAATGAATAATGTTTATCTGCTCCGAGTTCCACGTTGTCATCCTGCCCTCGTTGTCATCCCGAGTCCCACGTTGTCATCCTGCCCTCGTTGTCATCCCGAGCGAAGCGAGGGATCTTTATCACGAAAGCGGCAGATCAGAAAGATTCCTCGTCGCTTTGCTCCCCGGAATGACAAACGGAAGACGCTCTTAGCTACATTTTGTATATTATAAGTCAAAAGTACGTCCCCATAAGTTCAAGATTCGGTTTCTTCTTATCCGGCACATGCCACATCACGTCTGAACTATACCAGCCTTTAGGAGTTTTCGGAAGTTTCGGCATTTTTATCACGCCTCCATCTTTGCGCCGCAGTTCGGACAATAATTGTACCATTGAATTTCGTTTTCATCAGCTATACAATCTTTTTCTTGATTAGTGCAGATTGTGCAACCGTAATACCGCATTCCGCCTATTGTATTAGTATATATCCACCGCCCTGTTTTCTGCTTTGGCTGTACAGCAGGTAACTTGTCGATCAGTCCACATTTATCTGTCTTTTCATCCCAGTAGTCACAACTGCTGCAGTGACCGACACATTCACGGCTGTAATATTCGTAAATGGTATTTCTGCTTATCATATCATCACTCATTTTCTCTTTCCTCCCACTTGTTGAGCGTTAGTTCTTTCAGCAGCCTGCCACCGATAAGAGTAACGAAATCATCTTTAGAAAGCTTTCCGTGATCGTAAAGCTCCTTAAGCTGAGCGATAGCCATATCAAGCATATCATTCCATGTTCCGGCGACATAAACCTTGATTTTGGAGTAAGAGCGGAGTGCCATACTGTACCTGACTCCCTGCCCGGCGAGTTCCAACCTTGACCTGTCCAGCTCATCAGCCACTCTGTAAAATTCCTTAGTATTCATATCTTCTACCCGTTTCTTTTATAGACCTGCATATCCCGTCAAGAGCGCTAACGGCAGACTTCCACCCCCGGCAGCAGTACGAATCCGCCACAAGCAGAACCTTGCCTTTATCGGGATCACTGCGCCTGACGCAGCACTTGTTATTTGATTTAGCGAAGGAGAAGCGAAACTCCACGGCATACCTGCAATTTTTACACATTTTCTTTTCCATATTTTTTCAGTCCTTTCTTCTGTCATCAAACCGTTCTCCGATATGAGCGCAGAGATATTCACGTTCGGTAACTTCGACCCATTCTTCACCGTCCAACTGAATTTCATATTTTTCGGGAGCTTGTACATTGAAGTAGCTGCCGCCCGCTTCAACGATCTCGATATGTTCCGATATAAACCGCTTATCGGTCACTCTTGGCAGATCATTCACCGGATTATAGAACGCAATCCCGAGTATTAACGCAAAAAACCCCACAACCACTCCGACACAAGCGGCACCTGTCAGCCTTTCTTCTCTTTCATCCAAATCAACACACCCCTTTTGCTAATGAATAATGAATAATGAATAATGTTTAACTGCTCAGAGTCCCACGCTGTCATCCCGAGCGAAGCGAGGGATCTTTATCACGAAAGCAGCCGATCAGAAAGATTCCTCGTCGCTTCGCTCCTCAGAATGACACTTTATGCTCTGAACTAAACTACTTCGTCAAGTATTTCTCTTACCGCTGTCAACGTTTCGCTGATCATCTCAGCACTGGGAACATCAGCATTTATAAGCTTATCAAGATATACCGCCAGAGAGTCAGCCACCCTGAGCTTTATCCCGACAATTTGTTCCTCATGAGAGGACTGTTCATCATCGGAAACCGTAAAGTTTACCACCATATTGTCTGCGCCGCCAATAAGCTTTCCGTTTCCTCCTATCAGGAATGGGGAAATCGGGCCGGCAACAGGCTTTTCCCCAATTGTTTCCCCGGAAGCATCTCCATTTTTGAATATTGCAATATTTTCTTTTATTTCCTGAACTTTTTCTTTCCCGACTTTTTCCACTTGCTGAACGTCCTTTCCCTGTGTCTGACTCTCAGCCACCACTGATGTCTTTTTCTCGATATCCTTGTTTTCTTCTTCACCGTCTTTGCCCTCTTTTCCCGCTGTAAGTCTTGAATATTTGTTTTTTACAGCACTTTCTGTGATCCCGAATCTTTTCGCAGCATCTTTGACTGAGACCCCTGAATCAATAAGCTTTACAAGCTCTCCGCATTTTTCCTCATCCCACACAAAATATTTGCTATTTATCCGTCCGGCTTTCCTGAGTTCAGCCGCTCTTTTTTGAACTGTCGTTTCCGATAACCCCAGCTTTTCTCCGATCTCCTTGTATGTATGTCCTTCTGCATATAAAGAGACCAGAGCATTATTCTGATCTTCTGCCCGCTTTTTACTGCTCATTTCATCATCTCCACTGTCAGTGCTCTTTTCTTCCTGCCTTTTTCTGATGATATCCAAAAGTCTTTTTCTCTCGCTTTCGGTAAACATCATAAGTCTTACTCCCTTAGCGATACCGTCAGACATGATCCCCGACTCTACCGCCACATCCAGAGCTGTTGCGGGCGTGCAGAATTTCAGCTCCAGCAACCCGACAGCGATCTTCTCTATATCGCCGCTGCCTACTCTGCACACTGCCCTTATCAGTTCTTTCTGGTATTTGCTTAGCTTGTCTTTGGGCAGAACAACAACTTTCTCCGGATAGTCCGTTTCATTCAGTCCCGTGATCGAATTCTGTTTCATGATCTTCTCCTTTTTTTCTTAACTTCTTCTGAATGCTTTTCCCTTGCTTCAACGTCTTCTCTCGGCAGATTGATCCCCATATCTTTTAGTCTGTCATCATAGTGTGCCCATCTGGTGGGCATGCGGAAAACATCGTCGCTTTCAGCTGTAACCAGATTCAGGAACCTTTTAAGCCTTTCTTTCCCGAAACCGAATTCATCATTAAGCACAATGCAGGAAAGCTTCAGCGCACGAATAATACTTTCGTTCTGTTCTTTTTTCCGCTGTTCCGCCAGTTCTTCAAATACTTCATTGAAGAGCCGCCGTGCCTGCGGCGAAAGCGGAACCTTCCAGTTAGCTTTCATTTTCACACTGCTCCTTTTTTATTAACTATAACAAGACAAGTATTAACATTTGTGCCGCTGTCCTTAAAGGATTTTTCCGGCAGTCCCTTTTTATCGGTGTTAAGGAATTTTTTGTCTATATTTTTCCCCTGCGTAACGACTGCGCAATCTCCGATAGTTATTACAGTCATTTCCCGTACTTCTCCGCATCTTCAAGCTCCCCGTACAGATACAACAGCTGATCCGAATACTTTATGACCGCCCCTGCCTCTTCCGGTTCATTTTCGATAAGACTGTTCTGAGCCTTTTCAAGCTGATTTATCTGCTTTCTCAGACCGTCAATAGCTTTAAATGCAGCAGCATCACTTTTGCACTCTATGTGATCATATGTACTCTGTTCCATTTCATCTATCCCCCATTTCTCTTTCTCCTGCTTTGCTTTCTCGATCATATAACAACTTTCGGTATCGCTGTCCCAGTTGCAATAACCGCTGCCGTCCTTGCTGCTGTCACAGAAGCTGCACAGCACCAGAGTCTTACCGCACACCGGACATATTGCTGTCATGTCGTTAAAACCGTTAATAATAACAGGTATCATGCTGTCACAATGCGGGCAATATTCCTTGGAATCATAATCAAGTGCCGCCCCCGGCTTAAAAGTCAGTATCATTTTCACTCCACCTTTTAAAACTTCATCTGTTCAGAACTGATAGGCACTAAATTAAAATCACCTGTCAGCGAACTCTGAACCAATTCATAAGTAGCACAGGCATTTCGCCACATCAAATACAGCAGCAATACCGCTGTCGCAGTCTATGTCTATATCCTTCATGTGTCCGTTCTTGTATGTAACGCGGGCAGCCACACCTAAATAATCCTTATTTCCCTTGGGCACGGTCACAGGCACAATGCTCACTATGTTCTTGCCCGCATCCGTGAGCCTGAGAGTTTCGCCCAGGCTTTTAAGTATTGATGTCATGTTTTCCATTCTCTTTTTCCTTTCTGGTATACAGTTCGCTTTCACCCTCGAGTACATCTTCAAATTCCTGCTCTCTGTCTTCCGGGAAACGGAATCCCCATCCTCGCAGCAAGTTATAAAGATCAACATAACCTTTTGCCGCTGACGCATCGTAATAACCCGAATAGCTTTCAATCATACTTCGGCTGATCTCCAGTGCATGTACTGCTACATGAGCGATCTGCAATGCTACAGGCACACGTTTAAGCTTTTGCCTAACAGTTTCTCTTTCATCATCAGTTAATTGATAGTATGACTTGTCCATGAATATTCCGACAAAATCATTAAGTCCGGCAGTACCGTGAATATCCATAAGTATATCCCATGCAAAGCGAAGCTCCCGATCAGAACAGAAATTACCACCACCCATAAGCCCGGAAGATTTTTCCTTGATCAGCTGTTCAAGATAGTACCTCATCGCTTTGATTATTTCTTTAGTTATCTCAAATACATGTCTGCAATTTGATTTTATTTTTCTTTGCTTCTTTTCCTCTTCGGTCAGTTCTTTTTTCTCTTTCTTCTTTTTCCTGAGAACGTATATCGTCTGATAACTCTGCGTGTATATCATCCCGTCCTCAACTTTGAAAGAAAGTTTTTTTGGCGGATCAACTGTCAGATCATATTTTTTGATCGTTTCAACCTTATTGTATTCCCAGATGATATGCCTTGCTTCCGCATCAAAAGGTATTCCTGCGCTTTTCATCAGCTTATCTATGGCCGCCTTGCATACTTTTGCTTTTTCTTCCCTCAGCTCATTGATTATGAAATTTTTCAGCACAGATGAGCTGTGTGATCTTTTAAGCAGTTCATTCCTTTTCTTTACATTCTTTATCTTTTCAAGCTCTCTGAGATCGTCAAGGGATACCTGCCACTCCTCGTGTGCTTTCCGGAGCGTATCACTGTCAAGCTGAGCAATATTCAGCCTGCGCCGGACAGTGGTTTCGGAGAACCCTGTCCGCTGAGAGATAGTCTGTACAGTTTCGCCTAAGTCAAACATAAGCTGAAAGCCCTGAGCCTGTTCAATGACCGTCAGATCATTCCTCTGCATATTTTCTTCAAGCATGATACCGACCTGTTCCGCCTTGCTCAGACCTTCTGCGATCAGACAGGGAAGAACTTCAAGCCCCGCTCTTTTTGCAGCTTCAAAACGCCTGTTTCCGATCAGAACATAGAAAAAACCTATCTTGTCCGACTGAATAACAGTGAGATTCTGCATAATACCGTTTTTGCGTATGCTGTCGGTAAGTTCCGAGATATCGCCTATAGCTTTTCGTGGGTTGTCGGGATGATGAAGAAGATTTTCTATTTCTATCATCTTGATTTTTCCGTCAGTATGATTTATACTGATATCAGACCTTATTTCGAGTTCCGCTGTCGGTGCATCCGTGCCGACAGCGGATTTTTCTTTGTCTTTAAACATTGTTATCCTCCTCAAAAATCTCCGATACAATCATATTTTTCTTTTAACTGCCGACAACTTTCATCAGTTTTCAAGAAAGCATATATTTTTTTACCGCTGAATTGCGGCAGACCGTTCGTG